GGAACTGCTGGAATCCAAAACATTGCAATCGGAACAAATGGTGGTGCGCCATCTTATGCTAAGATTCTTGAGTTGGTTCAGTCTTTAGGAACTGCAAATGCTAACGTAGAAGAATTAAAGTTTTTAATCAACCCTAAAGTTGAAGCTAAATTAAAGCAAACTGCAATCGATTCAGGTTCAGGTGCAATGATTATGGCTTATCAGCAATATTTTAGCGGTACTCCAAATGTAATCGATGGTAAAATGACTGGTGTTACTTCAAACGTACCAAGCAACTTATCAAAAGGTTCTACAACTGGTGTATGTTCAGCTATCATTTGTGGTGAATTTAGTAAGTCAGTAATCGGTCAATTTGGTGGAATGGATTTAGTTATCGACCCATACACTTTGGCTCGTAATGGTCAAACAAGAATAGTTGCTAATACTTACTTTGATTGCGCTTTTGAGCAACCAGCAGTATTTGGTGCTATCTTAGACGCTACCACTACATAATCGTTGTTAGTTGTGTAATGTTATCGGGGGCAGTTTCGGCTGTCCCCATAACTTATAAAATCAAATTATGAAAGTACAATTTATACAATCACCAGTAGGACCATTTGGATTAGGATATACAATTGGCGACCAAGCTGAGATTAACGAAACTTTAGCAGCCACTTTGATAGAACAAAAGTATGCAGTTGAAGTAAAAGAAATTGAAACGGCAACCATTCCACAAATGGAAACGCCAGAAACAAAAAAGAAACGTAAATAAATGGCAAATTATAGACTTGTAACAGGACCAACTACTGAACCTTTGACTTATTCAGAGGTAAAGAACTTTTTGCGTCTTAATGATGATAGCGAACAAGCTTTTGTTACAAGTTTAATAACTGCTGCAAGGCAATTAGTAGAAGATAGAACATGGCGACCATTAATAAGTCAAATATGGGCTATGCAATTTGATTATGAGGAAATAAATTATAGCATTTTCTACATTAACAAATCGCCACTACTTAGTGTTCAAAGTGTAACTTATTTTGATGAAAACGATGTTTTACAAACATTAGCCGCTAGTCAATATGAAGTTGATATTTATGGTAGCCCAGCAAGGTTTAGGCTGATAAATATTCCAGAATTGAAGAAAAGAATGAACGCACTACAAGTTAATTTTACTTGTGGATATACAAACGCAGCATCCGTGCCGCTACCAATAAAGCAAGCAATGTATTTAATTATTGGTCACTTATACGAAAATAGACAAGATGTTGTTACGGGAACTCAAGTACACGAGATTCCAGATAGCAGCAAATACTTATTAGAATCATATAGAAACAACTTTATTTTTGCCCCACTAATTTAAAAACAATATTATGTTAAGTTTAATCGGAAAAAAAGTAGTAAGCGTAACGCCAAGCGATACGGTATCAATCACAGATGAGTTCAACACACCGAACACGGTAGGCTCATTGTACATTGGAACAGGTGGTAACATAGCTGTTATGCCTTGGTATAATGGTGAAAGCAATAGTGCATCAACTACTGGTGTTTTAGGTGCCAAGATATTTTTAAACGTGCCAGATGGTACTTTTTTACCTATCGGATGTACTAAGGTATTTGCCACAGGAACAACTGCAAGTAACATTCTTGCAATTATAGAATAGTAACAAATTAAAATAATAAATATATGCCAAGTTCAGGACCTATGAATGGAACAGCCGTTGTGCTGAAAATAAACGGTACTACCGTTGCAAAACTAAAGTCAAACACTATGAACTTTAGCCGTGCTTTAATCGATGTGAGTAACAAAGATTCAGGTGGGTGGAAACAATCAATTTATGGTCAAGGTTCAGGAACCTTTGACTTTGAAGGTGTATTTGATGAAGTTGGAAATTGGGGATTTAGCCAAGCATTTGCAGCTTTAGCCGCAAAAACTAATTTAACTGCTCGTTGGGCTGCTGCTGCTGGTGACATTTACTACGAAGCAACTTGCCAAATTACTTCATTGAGCGAAAGCGCACCAATGGAAGATGCAGTAACCTTTACTGGTTCGTTAGAAATGACTGGCGCACCTACAACTGGAACTATGTAATGAGTATTAACTTTGGCAAATACGACCAAAGAGTCGAAATATTGAATTATACCCAAACTCGCTCCAGTGATGGTGGCGAGTTGAGGGTGTATTCTGTACTCTACACAGTATGGGCTAAAGTTACACCTGTTGGCGGTTCAGAAACGCAGCAAAGCGATGAAAAGGTTGCAAACATTATCATTGATGTTGATGTAAGAGCGACTGGATTAACGCTGAACGAAACTATGCGAATGAATTGGAGAGGTAAAACTTTTAATATCACTTCAATTGATGAATTTGGTATGAGATTAAACGAGGGCTATAAAATAAGGGGAACAGCAAAGGATAATGATTAGCATGAAAATACAAGGTATGGATAAAACCATCCAAATGCTATCTAGGACTGAATGGCTTGAACCAACTGAAATTGACAAAGTAATAAGAAGTGCAGCTCAACCAATGGTAGAAGCAATTAAAGCTGGTTATGGAGCAAACACTAAAACTGGTGCTTTAAGAGATTCAGTAATGGCTTTTAGGCGTAATAGAGCAAAGGGTGAACCATATTTTACTTACTTTGTGGGTCCAAGATATACGGGTTCAGCTAGTTTATATTCTTATGGTGGTAATGCTGCGCACTTGCTAGAATATGGTACCGTAGAAAGATTTAGAGCCAATACTAAATTAGGTGGAGTAGGTAAAAGAGTAAAAGGTAAATCTACGGGCATAAAAGGTGTTTATGGAGCTAAAATATCAACTGGAAGGGTAAAGCCTTACGGAGTTATTAGAGCAGCAGTAGATAGCACAAAACCTACATCTATTCAAATAATGACTAGCGGGATAAACGAATTAATTAGAAAACAAGCAAGAGCGGAAGGTTTACAAGTAGCATGACAGTAGATAGTATTATATTTGGAATATTAAATGGTAATAGTGCTGTTACTGGCGTAGTTGGTAGTAAAATATTTCCATCACAAGCTCCTCAAACAACTCAATTTCCTTTTATAGTATTTGAAACCATTTCAACAATGCCTAACAATACAAAGTCAGGAGTTAGTGAAATGGATAAATACAGAATACAAGTGACTACTTTAGCCAAAGAAAATAACCAAGCTAATGATATTGCAGACAAAGTAAGGTCAGCATTAGACTATTACAAAGGTGGGGATGTTCAGTTGATAAGTTTTCAAGCACAAAATAGTGCATTTGATAACATAAGTGGGCAAGATGGTATATTTTTGAAGTATCAAGATTATTTTTTAACATTAAGTAGATAAACATGAAAATCACAATTAACAACAACGAACATGAGTTTAAATTTAGTTTTTTAGCAATCAGAGAGCTTGAAAAAGTTACTAGCAAGAAATTAAATGAGGTATTAAAAGAAATGGAAGAAATTTCCAACACTGGTTTAGATTTTTCAATTATATTAGACATTGCATATTGCGGATTAAAGTTCACAAGCAATCCAAAGACAATTGAAGAGGTTGGTGAGTTATTAGATAATGGCAGTAGAAAGGATTTAGAAGCTATTTTAACGGGTTTTATGGATGGTATTAACAAATACCTACAAGTTGACCCAAACTTGAACAGCCAAGCATCCTAGACTATTGGGAGTGTTTGGCTTTATCGTGGGGTTGGAGTTATGACCGAATTTACACATCAGATTTGAGAGAATTTGCAATGTGTTTGCAAGGGCATAAAATAACAGAATTTGAACGTACAAAAGTACTTTACGAGGTTGGTAGATATACTGCTTCAAGAGTTTTAACCGTTCATAAGAAAAAAGGTTCAATTCCTTTAGATTGGTGGAGTTTTAATTGGGATGCAAAACCAAAAACTAAAGATGATTGGCTAAAAGAAAATAAACAATTAATTCAAACTTGGGATAAGTTGAGCAAAGCGAAATGAGCGAAAAAATAAACGTACTTATTGGGGCAAATATTGAAGGCTTAAAGACCGCTTTAGCTGAATCTGGTAAGAGTTTATCTGATTTTGGAACTCTTGCTCAACAAGCACCTAAGAAAGCTAAAACTGCTGTTGATGAATTAAATAAAAGTTATAGAGATGCAGTAACAGATGCTAAAAATTTAGCATTGATGCAAGGTCAAACTAGCGAAGCCTTTTATGAGGCTCAATTAAAAGCTAAAAACTTAAAAACTCAAATTCAACAATTAAATGAAGTTGTTGGTCAAACTGGTCAAATAGCAGCAGGTAGTGGAGGCATTCAACAAGCCTCACATAAGTTTGATATGCTTGGTCATTCTGTTAATCAAATAACAAGAGAATTGCCAGCGTTCACAAACTCTATGACTACTGGTTTTATGGCTATTTCAAACAACATTCCGATGTTTGTTGACCAAATTAATAACATAAGAATAGCAAACGCTGCTTTAATAGCTCAAGGTCAACCAGTACAATCAGTTTTTAGTCAATTAGCTACTTCTTTATTTTCGTGGCAAACTGCATTATCTTTAGGCGTAACATTATTAACTGTTTATGGAGCAGAAATGATTAACGCTTTAGATGCAACTGTTGAGATGGCTAAAGCTAACGAAAGATTAGCCGAAACACAAAAAAGATTAGAAGACCAAGAGCAAAAAATAATTGACATCGTAAGAGAAACTGCTGACCTTAGGGTTGAAGCAATGGCAGAAGGAAGAAAAAAAGAAGAAGCCGTAGCTGCTCATAGTTATAAAAAACAATTAGACGACTTAACTGCGGCTTTTCAAAAAAATGAAATAGCTGAATATACATATAGAGAAAGGTCAAAGTATTTATTTCAAATTTATCAAAATGAATTATCTGAAATAGAAAAAAAAGCTAACGAGAAAAGACAAAAGGAGCGAGTAAAAATTGATAAAGCTCTTGAAGAAGGGTTAGATTACAAAAATCAGATAAAAAAGTTTAAAGGAAAATTAGCTGTTGATTTAAAAAAAATGCCAGTACCTCAAGTTGGTAAGATTAGTTTTTTAATTGACACTACTAATGCAATGACTAGGTTTGATATATTTAAAATGGATTTTTTAACCGCTTTAGATAATATTGAAGAAAGAGTTGGCAAATGGTCCGAGGTAATGGCTGGTTTATTAAGTAACGCAGCAGCTGGTCTTGGTGAGGCACTTGTAACTGGTGACTTTGAAAATTATGGCAAACAAATTTTATCAATGCTTGGTGATTTAGCTATCCAAATAGGTAGTGCCGTAATAGCTTTAGGAACTGCAATGTTGTTTACACCTGCCGCTGGATTAGGTGCTACTTATATCGCAGCTGGAGCTGGACTTGCAATTTTAGGTGGAGCATTAAAAGCTGGCAATGTGCCAGGCAAAAGCACACCAAGCTCAAACAATTCAGCAAATAATAGCGTAAGTAATAATACTGGTGATATTCCATCATTCAATCCGACTGGAATGATGATAAGCATTGATGGACTTGTAAGAGGTAACAATATTGTTGTCGCATTAGACAACCAAACACGAATGAATAGGAGAGTAAGATAATGGGAGTAAGATTTACAAGCAGCTTTTATTCGACTTTACAGAATGTTTATTGGACTTGCGAGTTGATAGATGTTAACTATCCTAGCACGGGCGTTTCTCAAGCAATAGAGTTATTTGGCGAAGGATTTGAGATTGACTACCAACAACAAAGTGATGAAAGATTTGCAGCTATTAAAGGTAGCGATTGTAAGCTAAATTGCGTAATTACAGACAATCAAACAGGAGTAAATTTATTAAGTTGGATTAATTCAACAATAAACGCAACTAAAGAAGACCAATACTTTTTAAACATTAAAAAGAATAACGAACCATTTTGGTATGGTGTAATTTTATCCGACTTAAACACTAGGGAAGATGAAAGTAGACCATTTCAATATGTTATTACTGCAACAGATGGTTTAAAGCGATTAAGCACAAAACCTTTACAACTTGTTACGGATGAAATAGCAAATTACACGGGTAGAATCAGATTTACTACTTTTATATACGAAATACTTAAATTAACTCCATTATACTTAACTGATTCAACTGTTTTATTTAGTACGGTTGTAAATTGGTACGAGGATGGAATGGGTGACGTTACCGACATTAAAGACCCATTAGAATACTCTAAAATTGCTGCAAATGCTTTTAGCGTAAAAGAAGAAAACGAAAAAAGAGTTTCAATGAGTGCTTACGATATACTTGAAACTATTTGTGAGCAATGGGGGATGAGAATAATGCTTAGTGAAGGCTATTTTAGGCTATACCAAGTTAATGCTTATGAAGATGAAGCTACTACTAAGTACGAAAGACTATACGAGCGTTCAGCAGGTGGTCAAACTGGTTCATCTGAATTTGATGGCTATTCGGTAGACATTTTTAACAATAACTTTCCTCATCTAGAAGCTGGTGGACAATTCCAATGGTTTGCTCCACTTAAAAACGGATATTTAAAAATGCCGTTTGTACAACTTAATATGTTGGATGAAAGCGATTCAATGCCACTTGTTTCTGGTAAATATATTTACTCTCAAAATTTAAGAGAACCAATGATAGGTGGAGCTGGTAAACAATTAAATTTATCAGGTGCATTAAATTTAGATATTAGAAAAAGAAGTCAAAATCATTTACCTCCAAATGCTTCTCAAACATATCCATTAACAACTGGTTATAGAGCAACTGTTCATATTAAAATAAAGGTTGGAATTTATTATTTAAAATACGAACCAGCAAGAAATATACCTCAAAGTTGGACTACAAATAGTTCAGATAGAGTAATACTTGCTTTTAGTAATTTGTCTAGTGGTTGGTCGATTTTAAATTATAATATTCAAACTATTCAATTGCCAAATGCAACTCTTTTAAGTAATGAATTTTCAATAGAAGTTAATAGTATTATAAATGACCATTTTGTTCCATTAATCGCAGGCGCAAGTACATATTGGACATCAATAACATTAACTCCTATAACAGATTTTATTGTATTACGTTGTATTGGCAAAAGTTCATTAGTTTACAATCCAAGTAGCACAAATGAAAGCGAGCAGTATTTTGAATATGTTGGTGGCAATACATCAACCCCAGTAAATAGTTACGATGTAGAATTTAACGATGCTTTATTTGGCGAAACTCCAGATTCTAGTTATCCTGGTAGATTGTTTGTAAGTTCAGACAATATAGTATTCGGGCAAAGCACAAGCAAGTGGAAAATAAATGGAGTTGGAACTGCTTTTAATTTTAACATTCTTAGAGTTCGTGAAGTTATGAGTGGTCAGTTTAGACCATGTTTAAAGTACCAAAATTCAATCTTAGGACAATTACTACCACATAACGCTATTGAGTACGCTGGGTTTAGGATGATATACAATGGAGGCACATTTAGTGCAATGAGTGATAAGCTAAATGGAGAATGGTTTGCAGTATCCTTAGATAGACCATCATGGGCAGAAATTCAAGGTGCAGTAGCTCAAGCAGGCAATGGTGGAGAAACTTTATTTCAAAGACAATTTGGTGAAATTGGTGGTGGTGTTGAATACGCTAATGCTTATTTAGAAAATACGGCAGGTGGAGTAAAAATTTACAATGCTTATGATAGCATATCTGTTGAATACGTTTCAGGTAACTATTTTTGCAATACAGCTAACCAAACATTTACAATGCCATCAGCTTTGGATATGCTTGTAAACGGCTTCTCAAGCGAGATTTACTTTAAAAACATTTGTAGTGGTAGTAGTGATAAAGTTTACATTATACCAATATCAGGTCAAACAATAGATGGCGAAGCATCATTAGAACTAAAACAATTTGAATCAGTTGTAATAATATCAGATGGAAATAATTTATATTTGAAAAGTACACATAAACCAGGATAAAACATGAGAGCAATAGCAATAGGCATACCATTTGGGAGGCGTAGTGGAGGACTAGCCAACACTATCGTTAAAGACTTTAGAGATAGAGTAGAAGCAGATGGCGGCACGTTTGAGGCTTAT